TGGCAGAGGTGCCCGCATAGGCACTGGGGTAGAGAGAGCCGGGATAGATGGCAGAGGGAGCGTGTTGCGTGATGGTGAGGCTGGAGCGAGTTGAGGGCGGTCGGCACAGCATGGCCACGGTGGATACCGAGGAATGGGCGCGGGAGCTGGAGCGGATGGGATATCAGAGGGTGCATCAGGAGGTCGAGGAGCATGACCGAGGTAGCGGCGGAGGCAACCCCGAGAATCGTTGAGAGGATTCCCACAGCGATAGTCCTCGAGCGGGTCCGCGGCTATCAGGTGACTCGGATCACGGCATGGGTGGCTCGTGTGGGCATAGGCCGAATGTCGGCCGCAGGCAATTGCGAGCTCGTGCACTACATTGTTCATGGCACGACCGCGGGAGGGGCACTAGCAGAACTCAGGCGCGAGGTCGCACGAGGCGAGGAGGGGTGGACGTGGAGGTAATGATCAAGCGGGAGACTGCGCTAGAAGCGCGATGTATTATTAGCTTCTTGATAAACGAATGCAGAGAATCCGTCTCATGCGCCGAGCAGTGCGGAGCATGTGCCGTCAACCGTAGCGCAAAGCGTGTTCTACGAGCGCTCGCAGACGCGACAAAGGATAGTCCTGTCGACCATATGGAGATGCTGGCGCTTGAGGAAGTCCCTCTGCTCCAGAATGGGCGGCTGAGGGCTCAGGTGCGGAGACGATGACTGAAGCATGCGAAATGATCGCGGCCTTGGAGCGGGAGCTGAAGTGCCAAGTGAAACGCACGGCAGGCACATGCACGGCTGCTGACTGCGACAACTGCCGTACTCGCTACCTGCTGACCGAGGCCGGGCGCATGCTCGGCACTGAGTCTGAGATCGATATTCCGGCTCACGTGGTGGCGAGTGAGGAGATCAAGCGCGCCGAGCAGCTCTCGCAGGCTCTGCGCTCGGTGTGTACGGAGGTGCGTCTGATGCGCGCCTGCGATCCGAATCAGTGCGGCACTAGAGCCTGCCCTTATGCGCATTGTGAGGTGGGCTCGGCCATGAAGCTGCTTGACAAGCTGGAACTGGACACGAGGAGGGAGTCTACGTGAACAATACCATGACGATTGCCACGGCGGACGGACGCACGGTGGCGACAACGATCGAGGGCCTAGAGCGCGCCGTCGACGTTATGAAGCGAGTCGCTACCTCTGCCGGCCCCGACGAGGGCAAATACTCGGAAGCGCCCGAGGTGCAGAGAATCGCTGCGAGGCTTATCAGCGACGAGACTCGTCTCGGCCACCTGGCGGAGGCGCGCGTATCCTACCTACTCCGGGAGGGGCCCTGGATTTCGAAGGGCTCGGTGGTCATGGGTAAAGTCTACGTCATGGATGAGCGGGCTCGGTTCAACACAGGCCTTGACGCGCAGGTCATTATCAACCGGCAGGTCTGGGATGAGGCCGACGAGACCCAACAGGAGGCGTTAGTTGCCCACGAGCTATGCCATATCGAGAAGGACGTCGATAACCGGGGCCGGTCTCGATATTGGCTAGCCAACCACGACCTTGAGGAGTTCAGTTGGATTGTGCGACGCTACGGCATATGGGATGACTCGCTTCGTAAGTTTTTTACGGCCTTCGAGAACGGCGAGACCGAGCGCAAACAACTCTCCCTCTTCGAGGGAGGCGCGGCGAGTTGAGGAGGGAGCCTTATAGGGGGCAGATGCTAATGGCTAAGCCCGCGGCAATCCCCGAGCGCGAGAGCGACATTCAGGCCGCGATCCGCGACTACTTGGGCTGGCACGGGTGGTTCTGCTGGAAGATACATCAGAGCCTTGGCAGCTACAAGGGAGTCTCCGATCTCGTAGCCGTCAAGGCCGGTAAGGTGCTGTTCATCGAGGTCAAGACCTCGACCGGCAGGTTGGGCGTGCACCAGCAGGCCTTCCGGGACGAGCTGACCCGGCATGGCGGCACCTACATAGTGGCCCGGAGCATTGAGGACGTAGAGCGAGCTCTCAAGGAGTTGCAGCAGGAGGTGGGGTAGATGGCACAGGTGAGGATTAGTGACTGCGGCCGCAGAGTCGAGATCCGTGACTACCCGCCCCGCTTGCGGCAGGAGGACATCGAGCACATCCTGCGGGCTGTGCTATGGCGGATGGCAATCGGCGAGGACAGAGCAGCCGTGGCCGAGTGGGATCGGTGGGTCAGGGAGCAAGCGCCCAAGCCCAGATCGTGGGGAGCCGGACGCCCGTTGACGGTGAGCCTGGGAGAGGTGCTGAAGGCGCGGGAGATTGCGTAGGAGGGATACGGCAATGACGAATGAGGAGTTCCTGCAGACATTGCATCAGATTCAGATAGTGAACGCGCTGATGCAGGAGATGGATCTCGAGGGCTTTCTAGATCAGCTCGCGCGCGGGGAAGGCATCGTGCCGTTCATTGATCCTCCGATGCTGATGCCGGCCGACGTTGCTGAAGACCTGCGTGAGAGCGTCGGAATCATGTACGACTGCCAGCAGCGCACACGGACGATACTGGATGCTAGGTGCCACGAGTTGATAAGGTCCGCCAACAACACATGATACACCATCGAGCCGGCGCTGGATTGTCACGGGGAGGGACGGACGGATGGAGAGCAAGCGACCGCAACAGGATTTGAGCAAACCGATAGAACTGACGGCGCGCGAGGCCGACCTGATTCGATACATACGCGCACTCCCGTACGGCGAGCTGACGATCTCGATCCAGGCTTCGCAACCAGTGCGCATCGAGCGCGGCGTTGAGAGCGTTAAGCTGGGCGTATAGCAGGACTCGCAGCGTAGCGCGGCGAATCTGGCACGCGAAAACGATATACGGCTACGGAACAACCGGGCCAGCTAGATCCACCATGCGGTGGGTTGGGCTGGCCTCTCTCTATGTGGGGGTGATCCAGAGTGGGCGTGATACCCGGCACGAGCTTGATCAAGGAAATCTGCAGGTTGTTGGAAACACGGCCGCAGATGTTGATCATCGTCGAATGCCCGTATTGCCAGGCGCCAGAAGGCCTAGAGATGGATCCGAGTGCTCGCAGCTATTGGTGCCGGTACTGCAACAAACGGGGCAAGCTGGAGGAGCTGCAGATCGTGGCCGAGGGCGTCTTCCTGCGCCGACATAGCTATTCCCGGCAGCTCATGGAGCAGCGTCCCGGGCCCGGCTGGGAGCGCGAGGGAGGCAGGCGGCGATGATGCAGGCCGATCACGACTGGTTCCCACGCACCGAACGCCTTATCTGGCAGTACTACGCAGCCGTCGATAGGATGGACCGACTACAGACGCAGATCGAAACCCTGGAAGACAGGCTGGCCCAGATCTCCATGGACATCGCCGGCGCGCGGTCCATACGCTCCATCACCCAGTCACTGTCGTTCGCGCCCGCGGGAGCCCATGGTGACCCGGGCATCGATGCCGAGCTGGAACACATGGAGGAGCGAGTGACGGCGCTCCTGGAGGAATACACGCGGAAACGGCGCTATGTGCTCGAGAAGAGGGCGCGACTTGCTGCCCTGCGCGAGGAGACCGCGGTAATCGACGCAGCCATGCAGCGGCTCACCAGGGATGAGCGTGAGGTGGCCAAGCTGCGCTACCGGCGTCCCGGCATGAACAACTGCGAGATAGCGGCGGCGCTCTACTGCAGCGAGGGGTGGGTAAGACTCACGCGGAAACGCCTGGTCCGCAAGATCGCTGAAGGGATTGGCATTTTATGACTACGAAAATCATACGAGCTGTAGCGAGAAATCTGTGATACGTTGATATCGAGGCGGTCTCGCGGGAGCGGGCCGCTTTCGTTCGTGCGGCAACGGGGCTGTTATGATGCCGCCGGGGCGGGTCGCTTCCTTCCCGCCCCGCCCAAGCCCCGAAACTACCTGAAGATGTGGTGAATGCAGTGCGGAGATTGTTTACGTCCGAATCGGTTACGGAGGGGCATCCCGACAAAATCTGTGACCAGATAGCCGATGCGGTATTGGACAGCATTATTGCCGATGACCCCAACGCCCGCGTGGCATGCGAAGTCTGCGCGACCACCGGGCTTGTGTTGGTAATGGGGGAGATCACGACCCGCGCCCAGGCAGACATACCGAGCGTCGCCCGGGCAACCATCAAAAATACAGGTTACGTCGGCGGGCGCGGCGGGTTCGACGGCGATACATGCGCAGTAGTCGTGGCTATTGACAGGCAGTCGGATGACATCAGCCAAACCGTCAACAAGCCGCTGGCGGCCGACGTCGCAGATCGGTTCGGTGCAGGCGACCAGGGGATGGCTTTCGGCTATGCTAGCAACGAGACGCCCGAGCTAATGCCGCTTCCGATTACGCTCGCTCATAAGTTGGCCGAGCGCCTAGCCTCAGTCAGGAAAGACGGCACTCTCAGCTACCTTCGGCCCGATGGAAAGACGCAGGTGACAGTTGAGTACGGTGATGCCGGCCCTGAGCGCGTAGATACCGTGATCGTATCGGCGCAGCACGACGCAGATATTGCGCAAAGTCAAATGGCGGCAGATCTCGCCGAGAATGTCATTACCCCTGTTATCGCCAACTACATCAACGGTGCGCCGCCGCGGATCTTGGTCAACCCTAGCGGCAGATTCGAGAATGGCGGCCCTGCAGCGGATTCCGGCCTCACCGGGCGGAAACTCATCGTCGACACGTATGGCGGAATGTGCAGACACGGAGGCGGGGCTCTATCCGGCAAAGACCCGACGAAGGTCGACCGATCGGGAGCCTATGCAGCGCGGCACGTCGCAAAGAACTTGGTGGCAGCGGGCGCCGCGTCCAAATGCGAGGTACAGGTGGCCTATGCCATCGGCGTGGCGCGGCCTGTGGCGGTGTCGGTAGACACTTTCGGCACAGGCGTTGCGCCGGACGATTATCTCTGCGACATCGTCACACGGGTGTTCGATCTGCGGCCGGCCGCCATCATCGACCGGTTCCGACTCGCCAGGCCGATCTACTACCAGACCGCGGTGTATGGCCATTTTGGCAGGCCGAACCTGCCATGGGAGGCGGTCGACGCAGTGTCCCAAGTGGTTGCGTTTCTCTGACCAAAAGACGTATAGCTCACGGTATCGCACGAGCGGGATTAGGCTAGGGCTGTGATTTATGCAGCAGTGCATAACGCCTGACTGAAAACGCCGCATGCACTATGTATGGCGTGTTCTACAAGGCCGCATAACAAGACTGCATAGAGCACGCATACAATCATACTAACGCCCTGGTAAAGTGCTGTTACAGGCGATTTACGGAGGCCTGTTTTCTTTGGGCCCGGACCGAAATGGGAGGCGAACGATATGGGGGATGCATCGCGCCTGCAAGTTGAATACGTGCCGGTGAACTCGCTTGTGCCTTTCGCCGGCAACCCGCGACGGATTAGCCCGTCGGGACTTGCGAAACTCCAGAGATCGGTGGAATCATTCGGCTTCGTCAATCCAATCTTGGCCCAACGCGGCACGAACATGATCATCGCCGGGCACCAGCGCCTCAAGGCAGCGCAGGCAGCAGGGCTTTCAGAGGTGCCGGTAGTATGGCTCGACATGGACGACGTGACGGCCAGGGCCTACAATATCGCGGACAACCGTCTGCAGGACGAGGCCGAGTGGGACAAGAAACTCCTGGCCGACCTACTCCAGGACATAGATGACGGCCAGACAGACTTGACCATCACAGGGATGGACACTGAGGAGATTGAAAACCTCCTAGCTGCCGATTATGGCCCGATAGACATCGATGCATACCTGGATGAGCTTGATCTGAGTGAGGCCGTGCGGAAGCCTATCTGGGCAGTGGCTAGAACCTCGACAGACAACATCGAAGTCCTCGAGCGGGTGCTTGCCGTGCTCGAGGAGAACGGTGTGCACGCGGAGCGTAGCTATGATACCAAAGCTTAGTGGCGCGAAGAAGGACAACTCCAACGAGTGGTTGAAGGCAGGTTTGAGGCGCAGATTCCTTCCCGCAGACGCGCATGTGCTTGACTTATTCTGCGGATCAGGCGAGATGTACCGGCGAGCTTACGAAGGCAAAACATCATCCTATCACGGGGTTGATAAAGCGAAGGTGCACGATCCAGCCAAATGCACACTGATCAACAACGCGATCTTCGTCGCGCGCAACGATATGGACCGCTACAACGTGTTCGACCTTGACGATTACGGTTGCCCGTGGGCGCTGCTCTACCAGATCTTGAGGAAACGGTCGGCAGGGCGCATCACCGTGTTCCTCACGGACGGCTTGCCGCTGCATTTGAAGCTAACCGGCCAGGTAAACAAGATGCAGTCCGGCATCGAACAGATTCCGAGGGACATGAAGATACCTGGTCGATTCCGGTTCTACGCAGAAATGTTCGCTACGATGCTGCTGGACGTGCAGGCGCGATACGGTTGGAAAACCGAGAAGGCAGTCTACGCCAGGAACGACGGCGCAAGCGTGTATTACTGGGTTCTACAGATGCACAAGACATGAAAACACCAGCGCAAGCGGCATTTCAGTATTGCGCAGTCTGGTAAAGAGTGGTATAATGTCCTTGGGAGGTGATCACATGCCAGTGATCTACGAGCCCAGGGGCAGGGCGCGAGAATATGCCCCATTGGCGGCTAACCTCTATTCAGGTTGCGCACATGGGTGCAAATACTGCTACGCGCCTGATGTGCTCAGGCGAAGCAGGGATGACTTCCGCAGCGGGATCGCAGTCCGTAGCAACATCCTGGCCGAACTGACTAAGGATGCCCGGCGGTTATCTGGAGCAAATGCCCGTGTGCTGCTCAGTTTCACGACCGATCCGTATCAGCCCATCGAGGCGGAGCAGCGGATCACACGGCAGGCCATCGAAATCCTGCACGAGCACGGCCTTGCCGTAGAGGTACTCACCAAGGGAGGCGCCAGGGCCGCCCGAGACTTTGACCTGCTGGGCAAGGGCGATGCCTTCGCCACAACCCTGACATTCCTCGATGCAGGCAGATCGCGGGAATGGGAACCCTACGCGGCGGCGCCGGAGGAGCGGATCGACGTGATGCGCTTCGCACACCAGCGGGGCATCCCGGTCTGGGTCAGCCTTGAGCCGGTGATAGACCCGCAGGAGAGCCTGGAGCTTATCCGCCGGACCGCGCCATTTGTCGATCTGTTCAAGGTCGGTACGCTCAATCATCATCCCTTGGCCAAGGCCATCGACTGGGCGGGGTTCGGTGCAGCGGCAGAGACTCTCTTGCAGGCGCTGGGCAAAGACTACTACATCAAGGACGATCTGCGGGCACACATGAAGCGCAGCGCGTAGGTCGGCCACAAGAGACAGAACCGGCATGCGGCCCCGTAGGGGCCGTTTTGCTTTGCGGGGTGAACGACATGGGGCGGCGTCTGAAACTTACGCCGGAACTGATCGAACAAGCGGCCAAACTGATCGCCGGCGGCAACTACGCCTCGACCGTGTTTCAGATGCTTGGAGTCGGTGAAAGCACCTGGTATCGCTGGCTTGAAAAGGGCCGCGATAGCAAGGGCCGAAGCATCTATAGAGAGTTTTGGGAGTCAATTCAAAAAGCCGAGGCGGCAGCGGAAGCTCGGGCTGTAAGCGGCGTCATGGCTGCAGGGCGCCGGAATTGGAAGGCCTATGCCTGGTATCTGGAGCGCAAGTTCCCCGACCGATGGGGCCGTAAGGACAAGGTCCAGCAGGAGATCTCCGGGCCCGGCGGTGGGGCTGTCAGGGCGGAGGTGGAACACAGTGGCGCAGTCGACCTCTTCGCCCGTATCCGAGAATACGCCAAGATGTATGAACAGATTGCAGAGGAAGCAGCTGCTGATGGGGACGCTGATTGGGACGGTGCTCCAGAACCGATGGATACCCCATAAACCGACTCTCAAGCAGGCGCGCTTCCTCATGCGTCCCGAGCGTGAGGCGCTCTACGGCGGCGCGGCCGGGTCTGGGAAGTCGGATTGCCTGCTCATGGGCGCGCTGCAATACGCGGACGTGCCGGGTTACGCTGCGCTGCTTCTGAGGCGCACGTATGCCGACCTGGCGTTGCCCGGCGCACTCATGGATAGGGCCGCCGAGTGGCTGCAGGGAACTGCCGCCAAGTGGAGCGAGAAGGAAAAGACGTGGACGTTTCCCAGCGGGGCGACGGTCACCTTCGGCTACCTCGAATCGGAGAACGACAAATACCGCTATCAGAGCGCGGAATTTCAGTTCATCGGGTTCGATGAGCTCACCCAGTTCACGGAGACCCAGTACCGCTATCTCTTCTCCCGCCTGCGCAGGCTGGCGGGAGTCGACGTGCCGCTTCGCATGCGCGCGGCATCCAACCCCGGCGGCATAGGCCATGAGTGGGTCAAGCGCCGATTCATCGATGAGGGCGAACAGCACGGAAGGCCTTTTGTGTCCGCCCGGCTGGAGGACAACCCCCACCTAGACATTGCCGAATACGAGGAGAGCCTCGCCAAACTGGATCCAGTGACCAGGCGGCAGCTGCGCTACGGCGACTGGTCGGTGCAGCCGGCCGGCAACATGTTCAAGAGGGAATGGTTCGAGATCGTGCAGGCCGTGCCGTATGACGCGAGGTCCGTGCGATACTGGGACCTGGCGGCCACGGAGGCCAAGCCAGGCAAGGATCCAGACTGGACGGTCGGCCTCCGCATGGCCGAGAGGACCGGGGTGTTCTACATCGAGGACGTGCGCAGGGCCAGGGCCACGCCGATGGGAGTGGAGGCGCTGGTCCGGCAGACCGCAGAACTAGACGGCCGCGGCGTTGCCATCTATATGGAGCAGGAGCCCGGCTCGTCCGGCGTCAACACGATTGACCATTACGCCAGAGAGGTGCTCGTGGGATTCGCGTTCCGGGGTGTCAAGACCACCGGGTCCAAGCTGTTGAGGGCGTCGCCGCTGTCAGCGGCCGCAGAGGCAGGCAACGTGAAGCTTCTGCGCGGGGCCTGGATCGGGGAGCTCCTGGACGAGCTGGTGGCGTTTCCGGCGGGCGCCCACGACGACCAGGTGGACGCAGCGTCCGGCGCACACGAACAGCTGGCAACCCCGACAGCGCGCGGCTACGCCGGCAAACCGATAGGTTGGTGATGTGGATGTCGATCATTGATGTCAAGGCGGGCGATCCGTGGCCGCCGGAAGGACACCGGGAGCGTATCGAGGCATATGCGACATACCGGCTACTGTTCCTGGGCAAGCACGACGACGTGTTCCAGCGCGTCCAATTGTGGCTCGACAAGACGCCGGACAAGTCGCTCGTCTACATCGTGGCGAACTTCCCAAAACTGGTCAGCCTCGTCTGCGCCGACATGCTATTCGGCGAGGAACCGGGATTCGTGGCAGGCGACGGAGGTTCTGCGGAGCAGGCGGCCCTGGATAACGTCACGCGGGCCAACAACCTGCACGCACTCAATTACGAGATGGCCCTGGGCGCCAGCATGCGCGGGGATGCGGTCTACAAACTCCGCTACGGCCAGCGGTACAGCTACTCCGAGCAGTCGGAGGCGATCATCTCCGCGGTGAATCCCTCGCTGTTTTTCCCCGAGTTCGCGCCGGACGACGTGCGCACGCTGGTAGGAGCTGTGATCGCCTGGGAACGCAAGCTCGATGACCGCACCTACCTGCGGCGAGAGGTGCACACTCCGGGCAAAATCCGCAACGAACTATGGCTTCTCGAACGCGGAACCCTGCGGCGACAAGTGCCGCTTTCGACGCTGCCGGAGTATGCGGGACTGCCGGAGGAGGAGGAGACCGGGTACCCGGGACTCCTGGTGGAGTACGTGCCCAACTGGCGCCTGGACGACGACTGGCGGGGGATCTCGGACTACATCGATATCCACACGCTGGTGGACGAGCTGAACAACAGGCTGAGCCGCGTGAGCAGGGTACTGGACAAGCACGAGAGCCCGAAGCTGGTGCTGCCGCCCGGGATGATGAAGTTCGATCCTTCCACGAAGCGCTACTACATCGAGCGCGACAGCCTGGACGTGGTCGAGGCCCCGCAGGAGATCGGCGGTAACCTGCCGCGTTATCTAGTGTGGGATGCGCAGCTCGAGGCGGCGTTCAAGCAGATCGACAAGCTCATTCGGCTCGCGTTTCTAGTCACGGAGACGAGCCCCGATGCGTTCGGCATGGGCGAGGCAGGCCAGGCGGAGTCTGGGCGGGCGCTGAAGTTCAGGTTGTTGCGGACGCTGGCGAAAGTGAATCGCAAGCGACTGTACTTCGACTCGGCCCTGCGGAATGTGCTGAAGGCCACGCTGTGGCTCGAGGCTGATCGCGGCGGCCTGTCCGATGTGCCTGAAATTCGGGTCGAGTGGCGCGACGGCCTGCCGGACGACCCCAGGGAGGAGACCGAGACGGAGGCCATGGCTGTCGGAGCCGGCATCACGAGTCGCAGGTCGGCGGTGCGTCGACTGCACCATCTGAGCGGCGCGGCACTCGAGGACGAGTTGAACGAGATCGACGCGGATCAGGCTATGGCAGGCCCACCGGCAACGCGGACCCCGGCCCGGATCGACCTCGGGAATCTGTTCGGCGGAGGCAGCGAGGCGGCAGGCGGAGGCGGTGAGGCGTAGTGTTTGACGCTATGGCGGCCGCCGACGCGCTCATTGAAGTCTACCGCCGAGCGTATCTCGAGATCCTCCGGCGAATCGCCGAGCGGAGGGCGGCGGGACGCTCTACGGCGTTCGACGAGGCGCTGATGCGCGACGTGGGCGGGATCCTGAACGAGCTGGACGCGACTGCCGAGCAGTGGGCATGGGAGGTCATACCCCGGGTCTACGGTGAGGGCGTCCGCGAGGCACTGGCGCCGTTTGCGGCGATACGCGGGAAACAGGCATTCCAGAT